CCTGGGCCGACTGCATCGTCTGGGCCGCCTGGCGGCCGGTCGACAGCTGGCCCTTCTGGCTCTGGCTCAGGCCGGAGATGTTCTCCATGATCTGGCGCCACAGGTTGATGAGTTGCATGACGTCACCGGACATCTGCGGGGGAGGCATCCACGAGGGCTTGGCGCCCTGCGTGTTGGCCACGGCCGAGTCCATGGTGAGGCGGGCGCCGGCGCGGTTGATGATCTGCGTGCGCCCGAGACCGGAGTTGGCGACGTCCATGAAGATCGGGTTACCGGTGAGCTCGGCCGAGCTCTGCATCGACTGGAGGAGTCGGTCGATGGCGATCTGGCACGGCGCCAGGTAGGTGACGATGGGCACCGGCCAGAACTCGCCGGTCTCGTCGTCCACGTAGCGCGAGTACGGGTGATGGTTGTGCTGCCAGAGGTCGCTGGCCGTCGTGTCGAGCAGGACGTGGCGGCCGGAGTAGACCACCACGCGCCACTCATCGGAGACCACGGTCTCGGTCTCGCCCATGAGCGGGTCGGTGGTCTCCCGCTCGTCGGTCACGTTCTCCCGGATCCAGCACTCGTAGACGTTGACCCCGTCCATGAGGATGTCCTCGGATGACTGGGTGCCCTGTCCAGGCCGGCCCCAGGGCGTCCCCTCGTTGCCCGGGATGTTGCCGGGCACCACCATCCGATCGGCCATGTTGCTGTTCGGCGTCGGCCGGTGCGGCAGGGCCCCGGTGTCCCCGAACTGGGCCGCCTCCTCGATGAGCTCCCTCGAGGTCTCCGGGAACCGGCGCTCGAGCTCGTCGTAGGTCATGCGCTTTACCTCGAACAAGTAGCTGAGGTCGTCCATCGACGTCGCGTTGGGATCCGGGTAGATCATCCACGGGTCGATCCGCTTCATGGTGACGTCGCCCAGGCCGGCAGAGAGTCCGGAGTCCCAGCACGACTTGAGGATCCCGGCGCCGCACAGGGCCGAGTCCCAGAGGATCAACGTCTGCTGGCGATACCATCCCTGCGTCTGCCACGAGCTCGCGAGCAGGAGCTCCATGTGGTGGGAGACCTTCTCCTCGAACTGGGCGTAGGCGGACTGGGGGTCGACGGCCGGGTAGACGGTGAAGTCAACCTTCTGGTCGGTCATCCACGCGATCCGGTTCCGGATGATCGGGTAGATTTCCGAGTCCTTTACGCCGGATCCCGGGCGCATCGACGAGCCGCTCGAGCGGTTGAAGGTGAGCCGGTAGTTCCGGACCCACTCCGCGTGGCGCGACGCCTTGGCATCCTTCGCCTGCTGGTAGAGCTCGTCCAGCTTGGACGTGAGCAGGTACATCTCGAACTCGTCGAGCTCGGCCTCGTCGGGGGCTATGAGTGTCATTGCGGTATGCCTGCTTTCGACTTCTCCTCTTTCATGCGGTCAATGTCCGCATCGGTGATTCCGCACGCCTCGCGGTCGTTGTAGTCGACGAGCTGGATATCGACCTCGACGCCGAGCTCCCGGGTCTGGCGCTCCGACTCCTGGGCGAACGCACTCTTGAGCTCGCCCATCGACCCGACGTACCGGCCGACCGATGGGTTGTAGCCACCGGTGAAGGAGCTCCGCTGCCGGCGGAACCCCCACCGACGCCGGCCGTTGGCGCCGCACTCGCACGGGGCCTTGTCGCCGCGCTGCATCGTCTCGAACCGCCGGCCGCACGCGTCGCAGAGGTACTCATAGAACGGCATCAGTACCCCCCGTCATCCATCGCGTTCCACCACGGAACTCCCCCGATGTCGTTGTGCTGCCGCGGGGCCACAGGGCCGGGCGGCTCGAACACGTTGCCGGCGAGCTCGAGCTTGTAGGACTGGAACATCTCATCGGGGTTGCGGCCACGCTCGAGCTCGAGGCAGATGGTCCCGACCGCGATGGCCAGTGACGTGACCGCGTCGTCCTTGCCCTTCTCCGAGGCTGGTCCGAGCTCGCCATAGCGCAACGATACATAGTTGGCCATCTGGTCGTAGGTGACCTCGTCGTGAATCTTGAGCATCTTCTGTCCGAGGAGGTCAATCACGAACGCGATCGCCATCTGCTTGCGCTGCCAGTTCATCAACCACCCGAACGAGTTGGTCATCGACCCTGGGAGACGGTCGGCCTGTCGGTAGCGCCAGACGTTCGGGTAGAACATCTTGCTCGTGAGGATGTTGATCGAGCTAAGACCTCCGCCCTCGATCTCACAGTTGAGCGTGGCGGTGTTGTAGTAGTAGCCGAGCTCGGCCAGACGATCCGCGAACGCAACGGGCTCGCAATGCCCGTGCCAGACGGCCACCTGCTCGAACGTGTGGAAGTTGAGCACTTGGATGCACGCCGGGTCTCCCCAGGTGGTCCGGGTCGGGTCGCCGGCGACGACGTACTTCTGGCTGGGATGGGGGTGCTTGAAGATCGTTAGGTTGGTGGTCGAGTCCTTGTGGAACCGGCCCTGCGGCTGGGTCGGGTCCCGGATGGGCGAGATGTACCCCTGGGATCCGGCCCGCTCCTCGTAGCACTCGTCGAGCTTGTCGAGCGGGAAGATGTTCCGGCCGGTCGTCAGGAACGCCTCGTGGTCGTCGTTCGGGTACTCCTGCTGGAACTGGGAGACGTCGTTGCCGCACTTGTTCCGGATGCACCACCGGCGCCATGCCAACTGCGGGAGACCGATGCCGTCGAACTTGGTCATCATCTCGCGCTCGTCCTTGGTGAGATCCCCGTAGCCGAGGGTCGTGTCGGGGAACGAATACTCCTCGTGGAGAAACCAGGGGAAGAACAGGGGGATGTAGTCCGAGTCGCCGGCCTTGGCGGCGAACCACTCCTGGTGGAACCAGTTGCCGGCGCCGTTGGCGGTGGACTCGAGGACGACGATGGTGCCGGGCTTGTCGGGGACCGCCTGCTTGAGCGACAGCATGAGCCCCTCCGGGTCGGGGTAGAACGCGACCTCGGAGCAATGGACGGCGTGGATGGTCTGGCCGCGGCCGACCTCCTGGCCCTTGGCGGTGGCGATCTTCATGCTCGAGCCGGTCTCATTCCATGCCAGCCGCCGGACGGACTTGTGCGACTCCGTGAACAGGGCCTTGAAGGGCCAGTTGTCCCACATGAGCTTGGTCATCTCGAACAGGTACTCCGAGTCGGCGGTCGACTTGGAGAGCACCAGGGAGTTAGCGCCAGGGTGCATGAAACACCAGTTGAGGAGCACGGCCTCTGAGACGGTGGAGATCCCCAGCTGCCGGCCCTTGAGCACAATGAGACGGATCGGCTTGCCGGCGTTGTAGAGCTCCTGGATCTTCGCGGCGAACTGCTTCTGCGCCCACGCGAAAGGAGTCTCGAGATCCAACGGCTCAATCGTCAGATCCTTCGTTTTGATCTTCATCTGACGTAGCAGAGGCGACAAACGCATCTGGGTTGGCTGCCGCAAGGTCGTCGTCAACGACGCCTCCCGCCATCTGACCCATGAGGTCGAGCAGGTCGCGGCGCATGAGCCCGGTGGTCTCCGGATTCTGCCGGGCGGTGAGCGACATCGTCTTGGAGAGAATCGCCATGATGAACCTCGAGCGCACGTTGTAGGGCGCGTCGTAGATCATCGCCTTGGCCTGCTCGAACGCCTCCCACTGCAGGTTGGCCAGCGCCTCCGCCAACTCCGCCGCCCCGTACCGCTGCACCCGGAGCTCGTTCGCCCGGTCGCGCACCACGAACGGGTCGATATCGAACGCCTTGGCGATGGCAGTCGGTGGAACGCCGACCTCGAGGAGTCGGTCCACCACTCCGACAAACTCCGCTTCGTTCACTGAACATGGCTCGTTTTCTCGACTCGCACCAGTAGGGCACAACTGAACGCTCCCCTGAGGGTACTGGCCTCATCGGCATAGGTGTCTGGAATGAGCAGGACGACGCGCATCTCGCCGGTCGAGATGAACTCCGCCTTGTTGAGCTTCGCCTCGAATACCGCCTTCTCGAACTTGGTCTGACCGGTGACGCCTCCGTTGCGCCCGCTCGAGACCGGACGGGCGCAACGGAGGCGTCACCGG